AAACAGTATGTATGATTAATCATCTATTAATGTCAGCACTACGTTCTACTAACAAAGCACCCAGATACGCCTACATAGCACCCACCTTTAAACAGGCTAAGTCTATTGCTTGGGATTATATGAAACAATACACATCATTAATACCTAGTGTTAAGTTTAATGAAACAGAATTACGATGCGACTTACCAAATGGAGCTAGAATAACATTGTTAGGTTCAGAGAACTCAGATGGATTAAGAGGTATCTATCTAGATGGTTGCGTTATTGATGAGTATGCAAACGTACAAGGTAAGTTGTTTACAGAAATTATAAGACCAGCATTGTCAGATAGAAAAGGATGGTGCGTATTTATTGGTACACCACAAGGTACTAATAATAACTTCTATGAATTGTTTCAACATGCTCAAGGGGATAAGCAATGGTTTCATTATAAAGCTAAAGCATCTCAAACAAATATAGTTGATCAATCAGAATTAGAAGCCGCAAAGAAAGTAATGGGTGAAAAGAAATACCTACAAGAATTTGAATGCGATTGGATTGCAAATATAGAAGGTGCTGTTTATGGAGATACCATAACTAAGATAGAAGATGCTAAGCAGCTAACAAGAGTTCCTTATGATCCATCACTACCTGTATCTACTGCGTGGGATCTAGGCGTGTCAGATCATTCAGCAGTTATATTCTTTCAACAAATGGGAAGAGCAATTAATATAATAGATTACTACGAAGAACGTGGTCAAGGGTTACCGCACTATGTTCAAATGCTACAAACTAAAGATTACGTTTATAAAGATCATTTCGCACCACACGATATTGAAGTTACAGATTTTGGTAATGGCAAAACAAGACGTGAGGTTGCTTATCAATTAGGTGTAAATTTTAAAGTAGTTCCTAAGATTCCATTTGAAGATGGAATACATGCAACTACAATGTTACTACCTAGATGTTGGATTGATACAGACCATTGCAAAAAACTTATAGATGCGTTAAGACACTACCATAGGAAGTTTATAGATAAAAACAGAATGTTTAGATCTAAGCCTGTACATGATTGGAGTTCACACGCTTGTGATGCTATGCGTTACCTTGCAGTTGGAATCCAAGAAATAAATACTAGACAATCTGCTCCGCAAAGTATAGCAGATAGTGATTATAGGATTATATAAATTATGGGATTCTTATCGCCAAAAATGCCAGCGTTGCCACCAGTGCAACCTTTACCTGAACCGCCAAAAGCAGAACTGTCGGAAGCAGAGAAGGCAAAAGTAAAAGCTGAGCAAGACGAAATTCAAAGAAAACGTAAAGGTAGATCAAGTACAATATTAACATCTCCATTGATTGACGAAGCAACAACAGAGAAAAAAACTTTATTAGGAATGTAATATGGGTGGACCAATTCCAAATCCTTTTCAATCTAAACCATCTGCACCAGCTCCTGCTCCAGTAGCAGCTACAGTGTCAGCACCAACTACATCAGAAGTATCTCAAGCAGGTGCAACAGAAATGGATAACAAAGGAATTAAAAGAAGAAGACGTGGTAGATCTATGACTATCCTAACAGGATCTGCAGGCGTTCAAGAAGGTGCAACTTTAGGCACACCAACATTACTAGGGTAACATGGGTGAAACAGATTTAGTAAAAGATCTCTTAAAGAGATTTCATAAATTAGTTACAAAAAGACAAACTTGGGAAACGCATTGGCAAGAAGTGTCAGACTACATGCTACCAAGAAAAGCAGACGTAACTAAAAAAAGATCACCAGGTGATAAACGATCTGAGTTAATATTTGATTCATCTCCATTACATGCTGTAGAATTATTATCAGCATCTCTACATGGTATGCTAACGAACCCTGCAACACCTTGGTTCTCATTAAAATTTAAACAATCAGATTTAATAGATGAAGATGCAGCTAACGAATGGTTAGAAGATGCTACAGATAAAATGTATGAAGCATTTAACAGATCAAATTTTCAACAAGAAATATTTGAATTGTATCATGATCTAATTACTTTTGGTACAGCAGCAATGTACATTGAAGAAGATGAAGAAGACATTGTTAGATTTTCAACAAGACACATTGGTGAAGTTTACATATCAGAAAATAATAAAGGTAAAGTTGATACAGTCTATAGAAAATTTAAATTAACAGCACGTGCTTGTGTACAACAATTTGGCGAAAAGAGTTTATCTAAAACTACAAGAGTTCTTGCAACACAAGATCCTTATGAAGAAATTACAATCTTACATGTTGTTTATCCAAGAGATAATTATGATCCTAGAAAAAAAGATAACAAGAATATGCCATTTGCATCTTGTTATATTGAACCAGAAAACAAACACGAAATTTCTCAATCAGGATTTAATGAGTTCCCTTATGTAGTACCACGTTATTTAAAAGCATCATTTGAAATTTATGGAAGATCTCCTGCAATGACTGCTTTACCAGATGTTAAGATGTTAAATGAAATGTCTAAGACAACTATTAAAGCTGCACAGAAACAAGTTGATCCACCTTTATTAGTTCCTGATGATGGATTTATATTACCTATAAGAACAGTACCAGGTGGTTTAAATTTTTATAGAGCTGGCACAAGAGATAGAATTGAACCATTAAACATTGGTGCAAATAATCCATTAGGTTTAAATATGGAAGAGCAAAGAAGAGGTGCTATTAGAGATGCGTTTTATGTAAATCAATTAATGATGCAGTCTGGTCCACAAATGACAGCAACAGAAGTTGTACAACGTAACGAAGAGAAGATGAGATTACTTGGTCCAGTATTAGGTAGATTACAATCAGAATTACTTAGACCATTGATTGATAGAACATTTGCAATATTACTTAGAAAGAAATTATTTAGACCAGCACCAGATTTTTTATCTGGTCAAGATATACAAATTGAATATGTATCACCTTTAGCTAAAGCACAAAGATCTTCTGAACTACAATCTATTATGAGAGCAATAGAAATATTTGGATCACTTGCACAAGTATCTCCAGTGTTTGATCATATTAATATTGATAACTTAGTAATGCACTTAGCTGACATCGTTGGTGTTCCTGCTAAAGTATTAAACTCTAAAGCAGAAGTAAATTCTATAAGACAGAAGAAACAACAAGAGATGATGCAACAACAACAAATGCAACAGATGCAACAAATTGCACAAGCAGGCGGAGCTGTAGCACCATTAGCAAAAGCATTACCTGAGGAGGCAAGAGCTTTAGTAAACCCAGAAGAATAAAAAAACGAAAGGAAAATAAATGGAAGATCAAGTAAATAAATTAAAAGAATATTATAAAATGGTTTTTGAATCTGATGATGGCAAAATTGTCATGACAGATTTAGAAAAGAGATGCCACTACAATGTTACCACCAACGTAAGAGGTGATAGCCATGAAAGTGCATATATGGAGGGACAACGCAGCGTTCTTCTATTTATTAAAAACATGCTGCTAAATGATAAACTAAAAGGAAAATAAAATGTCAGAAATACAGACAACTGAGGGAACTCAGCCTGTTGCTACTGCACAACCAACTACAACAGCAACAGCACAACCAATACTAAGCTCAACACAACAACCTCAAGAACCTACATCTGGTAAGACTTGGAAAGAAGCGATCTCTGAAGAATATAGATCTAATCCAAATATAGAAAAATTTACTGAATTAGATGCGTTAGCTAAAAGCTACATCAATGCAGTATCTATGATTGGTACAGATAAGATTCCTCTACCAGGAAAAACTGCAACAGATGAACAGTGGAATGAAGTATATAATAAATTAGGCAGACCAGAATCTGCTGATAAATATACTTTAGAATTTAAAACTGATGTTGCACCTGTTGATGAAAATGTCATCAAAGGATTTGCACAGAATGCTCACAAGCTAGGTTTAAATAATAAACAAGCTCAAGGTATTCTAGAGTTTTATAAATCAACACTAGAAGGATCTGCAAAAGAAATGTCAGTTAATATGGAAGCTGCACAAGCATCCGCTGCTAATTCTTTAAGATCAGAGTGGGGTAAATCTTATGATGAGAATTTAAGAAGAGCTTCTAATGTTGCACAAACATATTTAGAACCAGAACTTCTAGATACGCAATTAAGAGATGGTAGTAGATTAGGAGATAATCCTAAAATTATTAAAGCATTCTCTAACATTGCTAATCTCTTATCTGAAGATCAAATTGTTGGATCAGAATCTGATAATATACTTCAAGGTAGAGATGTAGAAAAAGAAATAGAAGAACTAACAACTGATAGGCAAGGTGCTTATTGGAACAAAATGCACCCTAATCACAACAAAGTAGTTAATCAGGTGCTAGCATTAAGAGAAATGCTTACGCAATAATCTTATTGCAATCAATTCAAAATTGATGTATTGCGATTTCTAGGGAGATTTTTAATTAAATCTTCTTAGAAATTGTAAGACAATTCTATTAGAACCTTACTTGCCTGTTGGAAAGACAACCGACTAACAGTCGTT